GTGCTTTTTCTTTAGGCTCTTTACTATTTTTTACTTCCATAGGTTCTGCAACAATAATAAGATCATCCATAGTAAATGGAATATCATCAGGCAGTGTAGCTTCGTCAGCATTTCCCATCTGACCCATAGCTTCCATTTTCTTTATGCCCATCTTAGCTTCTTGACGAAGTTCCATAAGTTTTTCTAAACCGTGATAACGTACTACATCTGCAGGAAACACAAACTCACCTTCACTCAGCATAGCAGGAATATCATCTCGTACTTCTTCTTTAGTACTTCCAGTAGGAACATCGTTTCCCGATTCCTCATCTACCATGCCGCCCTCTTCTTTAAGGCCACCTTCTTCAAAGAGTTCCATTTGTTCTTCCATCATGGGAGTTCCACCTTTATTAAAACCTCTAAACTTACCAATTAATTTACTTAAATCTTTAGAATACTGATCTGGGTCTTCTCCTTCAGGAACTACAATATAGTCCCCTTTTTCTAAAGCCTCTTCTAAAGCATTTTCTTTATTTACTATTGCTTTACCATCTTTAATTCTTACTCTAGGCACTAAAATATTTTGCCCATCTAACTCGTGGCTTTCTGTATGAGCTGCACCTTCTTCAGGATGTAATGGGTTATTTTTATTTATAGCTTCAAGAAACCACTCAATATTTATAGAGTTATCTAAAATATAATTTTCTCTGTCTGTAAACTTATCAGCCATTCTTTAGAATCTCATCCCTTAAAAGTTTAAGTCTGCGTAGTTGATATACTGCACCTTGTGACCTGTGTACAGCTACTACTTCACTTGTTTGTTCCATAGTACGATGCTGTTGAGCAATTAAAAAGTCTAAGTACTCTTCAAACTTACGCCACTGAGCTTGGTTGCTGACCAGCCCCTTGAGCTTGCTGAGGTGCTCCTTGTCCTGCATTTCCACTAAATCCTTGTTCTTGTGGTGTAGGTGCTTGGCCCATGCCTATAGTACCATTACCTGCTCCTGATGTATCCATTGGGTTTGCACCTGCTGGTGCTCCCCCTTGTTGCTGTTGCTGTTCTTGCTGAAATGATTTCATTAACTCAGCTTGAATTGCAGCATCACTCATGTTGTTAGTTACTTTGTCAGGGTCAAGATCAAGAGACTTTGCAATCTCACGAATAATATATTGGAACTTAGCAAATGGTGCAAGTGTTGGTTGGGATGCTACTTGCATGAATTGCATAAGTCGTTGGCTACGAACTTCATTAGCCATAAGTGATTCTGTTCCACGTGCTTTAACTTCTAAGTCACCTTTAATCTCAGGATCAAAGTCAAACTGCATATTAAAGCGGAACATGCCCTCACCTAGTGGGCGTAGTAGATAGTCATCTACATTCTTAATAACATTTTTAATGCTGCCAGTAGCTGCACCCATCAACATACTAATACCAGATGCAGTGCGGCCTACACCTGAAACACCTGTTTGTCCATGTGCAAAGCTAGGAAAGCCAGTTGATTCATCTGCAAGGACACGAGCCTTGTCAAATAGCTGCAGGTTTTCTCCTGCAACATTAGGAAATTTAGTACCAAAGATAGCCTGTCCTGGTGCACCACCCTGTCTACGGAATACTTTGCCTGGGTATACTGATAGGTCTTGGCCTGGAACTAGATTAGTTTCATCTACTTCAATCAATAAGTTACCTGACAATACAGCGTTGTCCACAGCCATACGCATAAAACCATTCATTAGCGTTTGAGTATCATCCATGTTTTCAGCAATACCAATACCAAAGAATGAGTATGGGTTTAGCTCATATGGTGCAGCCATATAAGGAATACGAGCAGGTTTAAATGGGTTCATTACCATTCGTAGTAGCTGTCCATTACAAATCCAAACGTTAGCTTGTAGCTCATCTGTGTCTTGTAGTTCACGAGGAATATCTACACCTTGCTCTATAAGCATCTCTACGTCAACCATTCCCCAGTACTCTAGTACTTCAAAACGTTCAACGCCATGCTCAGGTGCATAGTCAGATAGATCATCTTCCCAGTATTCTTTGTCGTAGTTTTCGCCTAGACTAATTACTTCATCAATTACAGATGAACGGAAGTAAGGACGCTTCTTTAGTGCACGTAGTTGGGAACGTGACATTTTATGACGTTCAATAACATACTGCGCTTCATCCATGTTGTTTGCATCTGGATCAGGATAAAAGTTCCATACAGATACATGAGATACTTGAGGTACGGTTTTAAAAGTAGGTGAATACTCTCCTGTATCATCTTCCCAATTAGGATACTCTTTATCTACAGCAAATGGACCTTTCATGATACCAGTGCCAAACAAAGCCATTTCAAATGCTGTATTGCGTAGATGCTTGGATGCAGAAGATTCTTCTAATTGGTCTTGAATTTTCTTTTGCATTTTTTTAGCTGCAATCATTGCGGGACTAAATGTAACTGAAGTAGGCGTTGTACCTGCACCAGCTTGCACACCGTTAATAGGTTCTAGTTTTTTGTCTAGTTCAGGATTAAGAAGTTCTTGTAGTGTTTTAGATGTTGCTCCTGCAGGAAACTCTTTACCATCACCTTTAAATCCATACGGAGATACAGGCTCTGCTTTTTTATCTTCACGTAGTTCTTCAGGTAGTGCAGGGTCAAAAGACACATCTTCAACAATACCATCGGGCAATTCAGTAGGATCAATGCTAATAGGAAAAACATTCTTAGAGAAAAGAACATCAGCAATCTGTCCATAGGCTGCAAGTGTTTTAGTCTTAGTTACTTTAATAAATACACGAGACTTCTCAGCTTCAGTAAACTGAACTTCTGGTCCATATATACCACGATAGTTACGATACGCTCGTAGCCAACGTTCTTCATCTTGACGACGATAATCTTCTGCACGACCATACCGTTCCATAATAAACGGAATAATTTTAGAAGTATCTGCATCATCGACGCTTGTATCTTCTGAATCTTCTAGGACGATTGCATCGTCTTCAATAAAGACATCACTATCTTCTGCCATTTACTTTTCCTTACTAATAGCCAAATGTGCTATCTGCTACTCTCATTCCTGTAGATGGAGTTCCATGAGAATCAAAATCAAAAACACTAAACCTTGGTCGTGACATTATACCGTACCGTAAAGCATCATACAAGTGATCTTCTGATAGTGTATCAATATCTTCTGGATTCTTTTTATCTATGGGCAGTGCAGGTAACTGCGCAACTGTATTTGTACAGGTATTAAAAAATACTAATCTAGGTTCATTAGTAAACTCATCTACCTGTAACCGTCTGTGTATTTCGTTTTTACCTGCTACACGTGAACCTCTTGAACGATCTGATGGCCTCCAACGACAACCACGCATAATCATTTGTTCAGCTAGGCTGGGGCCAGTGTCTCCACGTTTGTGCCACAATGAGCTATCAAGTACACCATACTTAATGTTACCATCTTCAGCTTCTAACTGCAATACCATATCTGCAAGATCGGTAGCTAAAACTTTACTGACGTAGAGTTCTCTATATACGATAAGTTGCTCATCAGGCGATATGGCAAACCAAAGCACAGCACTGTAAGACCCATAACCATAATCACATGCTCTAAACTTAACCCAATTACTAGGGATATTAAAAGGCTCAACGACATGTACTCTCCTGTCAAACTCAGTAAAGGCTGCACCTTCTTTTATGTCCCAGTCACCTTCTAACAACTGTCTACGTTGCTGTTCGGGCAGTGACAATAGCATTGCTTCATAGTCGCCTTGCTCTGCCAAGTATGGGTTATCTTTTAGTCTAGCAGGTATAAACCTACGCTTGAATAGTGCCTTACCAGCCTTCTCGTGTCCTGCTGGGTAACGTAATGTTTCACCCGTTTCAATGTCAGTAGCTTCAAATGCTTTACCTGCAGGTGCAGGATCAATAAACATTTTCTTAACCCAATGATGGCCTCTACCTCCTGGGTTGGTAGTAGCTCTCATATACACAGGTAGATCAGGTGCAGTAGACCGTAGACGAGAACGCATGTAGTTCCATGCGAATGGAGTGGGCCACTGTGTAAGTTCGTCAAAGCCTATCCAGCTAAATGCTAGACCTTGGTAACGCAGAACGTCATCTTCCTTGTCTAGGTA